CTGTAGAGTACGCGAGCAGGAGAACCAGCTACTGAATCTATTAAAGTAAAATATCCTTTTGTTGGAAGTCCTGTACCAGGATCAAACTGCGGTATTTCATAAGATGTTGGAGGAGCAGTAAAAAGAATCTGAGTAACATTAGCAGGACCAGTATCAATAGCAGTCCCCACTGAAGCTGCGGTGATACTTATAACCCCATGAACAAGTTGTTCTGGTTGTTCTTCAGTTTCAACTTCATGACGAGGTGCGCGTGCCATTAGTATCCCTCCCAATTACCCAAGGAGATTGCGATACCATAGGTAAATGCATCAAGCAAATCATCTTGTCTATCTTCTACATCACCTACACGGAACCCAAGGACTTGACCAAGAAGATGATTCTTTGTTACCTGCTTATAGGTAAGAACTCTATCATACGCAGTTTCGAGAATCTTAACCATGCCCCGGAATACGTATCCGCTTACGTTGATAGCGCGTTCTGCTTTGCCCAATTGAGTGAGTTTCTGAGGCATTTCGTTTACTACTAACATTCGGCGACGCGCTTGCTGTAGCAGGATCGACCCACTTGCCTTGTCTTCGATAAAGCAACCTCGGTGTCCTAGTCGGGATCCGCATTTCTTGGCATACTCCTCAAGATTGTTGTACACGACCGGTAGCCAAGTCTCAAGCATCGAGCCTTCAATTTGCAAATATTCATAATCAATAATCTTGAGCCACTTTTCTTCCCCAAGTTTTTCGTAGGCCCAATAAATAACTCCAGTGCCATCATTCTCTTTGCCCGTTTTGACAGCAGTATCCATGGTGGCAAATACATAGAGACATCGCTGAGGGAATGACTCAGGTTTACCTTCTGTTAGCATATTGTTTAGACTGAAGAAAGCTTCTCCCGACCAATCAACAAACTCCGCTAAGTATTCTTGGGCGTAGACGAGGGGGTGGTTGTCGCGCTCAAGACGTGCCAGTTCGTCGGCTGGGAGGAAAGGATTGCTATGTGACGGTGCGTGATATTCTTTGAATCCGTACTCTGGCAAATTGCAGATTCGCCAGAAAAGATTATCCTCGTTGATGCCGTTAGTGTTCGACGCAATGATGGCCGCTCCTCTAAAATCAAGTAAGGTAGGACGGATCGCTTTTTCCCATATTTGGATGGCATTGGATTTGGTGAACGCGGCCTCGTCGATGATAACGAGATGGTAACGGCGGGACCGTCCAGCTTTTTCGTCTTCGAGGGTCCAGAGTTCAATACGACCTCCAGTAGTTGTATGAATGATGCCCAAGTTGCGTGAGGAGTTTCGAACGGCCGGTTCTAGCGTTACCTCATTTTCCGAATAAGCCTCCGAAGCATATCGGTAGTTAGGGACAAACCATCCAACCTGAGCACCCTTCGCAGCAAAATCACAGGCTACCGTTTTGAGGAAGTTTGTCTTTCCCCATCTTCTGCCACATCGCAACGCCCTGAAACGGGCTTGCATCAAGAAAGCTTCTATCTGCCCAGGATGCAAATTGGGCAGACTAATTACTTTATCATTAGAAGTTGGAATAGGAACAAATGCTGTCATCTAGCCCATCGGGGGAGCCGGTACGTCCGGGCTGGGAACACGCCCGACTCCCCCTTGTCGTAGCACCGGGCTCAGGGGGGCTGATTCACACTATGCTACGATTCTGGATTTCCGCTGCCGTTTGTCTTCTTATTACTATTCTCTGTTTCTGGCATTATAATATTGGTGCCAGGAAGATCGGGAAGACCACCCTCAATGCGAATTGTTACTCCTGCCGTGATATCGCTGGCTACCTGCTGGAGGCGAGGATGCTCGTACGCAGCACAAGCCTTCGCCGCGTCAATTCTCACTGACATCGGCAATGAGTCATCTTCATATACCTGTCGGAGCCATTCTTTAGGCGGAAGACCCTTGACATTAAATGCATGACTCCTCGGCCCAAGAACTTCGCCTTCTTTAGGTTTATCCATGTGACAAGGAAGGAACAGGTCCCCCTGCACCTAAGATGGGAACCATGACTAACGAGACGTGGCTCAAAGCTCTGCGTCCGTTAGAACAGAGCCGCTACCACAACTTGTGCCTCTTGACAAGCCCCTGTATAATAAAAGCTATGGAGAAGGCAGCAATGGGAATACAAGAAGACAATAACTTGATCAGATTGATCGCTAACCGTGCCTCTCAATTCTATTGTATTCACGGCATAGACATCAAACCTGAATACATAGCTAGTGAGTTGAAAACATGTCACGAAGAGATCTGCCCTCTCCGACTAGCTGGTCTGCTCGACGCAGACATTAAAAATCTTATGCACGACATATCCGGTATTCACCGGTATATGGATATCCTCAACGGAAGTTTCTGGGAGTGTTGGCGACCAAGATTCGCAAAGTGAAAACCCACGGCTTCGACAATCCTGTCGCCCCGAAGTGAGCCGTGGGCTGATGGGCGGGATTTGTGCTCCCCGTCCAGGGGCCTCTTACGCCTCTTACCCGCAGTGAGAGGAGCGGGGAGGCCCCACTTCTTGCTTGCGCTTCGCACATTTGTAAAGTACAATTAAGGGTAAAGGGACTCTCCATGTGCGCAATAAATCCCAAGCATGAAAAACACTTCACCATATCGGTGTACACGTCGCTTGACATGACGGAAGAAGAATTTAATAATATGGTGCGAGTGAAGTTAGTAGGAGCCGAGACAGCTTTGAATAGTGACATGAGACTACGGTGGCATGTGAAGGATCAACTATCATGACATTATCAACAGCGGATGAAGACCTGTTGGAAACAGTAACCAGAGGCAATGACATCATCCAAGTTATTCGAACCATGGCAATGATTTGTGGTAAACAGAGCATTGCCATTGAAGCAACCAACGCGAATAGACTAAGGGTTGCACAATCTTCGCTCGTGGCTTTAGCAGATTATCTTGAAACCATATATGTGAGATAACTATGCCAAAGGTCACTTGTCCTTGCTGTCACGGCACCTGTTGGAATATAGTATATGACCCTGAAAAAATGGAGATCGTAAGTCGCGAGCCATGTGCCCATTGCGAAGGCACAGGGGAAATAGACGCAGAAGTGGAGGAGCCAAAGGAAGATTAAATGGTAGCCTCGTACAACACTATAGAGAAAATACACCAAGTCCTCGCTCGGCATCTTACCAGCAGACAGATTAGATTGATCTTAGATGATCTAACCATGGTACCGGGAACTCACTCGTTTCGAGACACCATAATTCGATTACAGCGGTTTCACCAAACATGGGCAGCAGGAGAAAAAGAGAGAGTTATCCAGAAAGAAGAAAAGCCAGGAACGTAAGTTTAGATAGGAGGGTATATGTCTCATAGGATCAGGTTTACTGCTGAAGGTCCAATGTCAAAGTTCGACGCATTGGAAGAACAAATGATAAAGGAGGGATTCAAGGTTTTGAATCTTAATCTCCACCAACGAGGGGCCGTGGGTCACACGAAATCTCCACCCGTGAATGGCCAGCGCAAGGTATACAAGAAACCAGCAATGGAAATAGTGTTCGAGGCACTCAATGGCAATAAGGGAATGGCCATGGCCATGGACACACTCAGCAAGGCCCTGGATATGCCCAAGGGAACATTGAGTGGAAGCCTTGCCAAGTTGAAGAAGGCCGGACGTGTGAAAAACGATGGCAAGGGCAGATGGTGTATTAAATGATCAAGTGGCGCGGCAGTGTCGGCGGTCGGGAAGTTCTTGGGCTCATGCTAGAAGAAAAGAACTTGCAACGATTGCGAGAAATGAAACCCATCCATATTTACCGGGAAGAGATGGGGTTGCCCTTTGATATCATTATCGACTATAGTGATGATTTGGTAAAGACAGTGAAAACCATGAAAAAGATGGGACTTATATCTGAGAAAACAGTATTACATGATGAAAGAGATAGGAAGAAGTCGTGATCAAAATCGTAGTTATAGCAGAAGTGCCAGACGAACTTTTCAAAAGCTTGATGCAGCACATTCGCAATTTTGATATTGCGAATCCAGGCTGTAAGTTCCAGATGATAGTGAATGCCCCTGACAAGAGCACAATGGATATCACACAAATGTTGGAAATACAGCCTCCTCTAACAATAACAGTAGAAGGTCAAGAAAGAGGAGGAGGACATCCTGAGAAGCATTGGCCTCATTTGGTCAAGAAACCAAAATCCTAGTTGCATTTCCCAATTTTGTAAAGTATAATTATGCATGGTGGTTGATGGTCAATCGCCAAACAACAGGAGTCTACTATGTGGGTAATCTTAACACTGGTCATAGGAGGAGTGCTAGTATTCTACTGGCTCGCTTTCTGGAGCACCGTCCTAATGTGGCTTTGGTGCCTCTTTGACCTAATCCAAGGCAAGTTTATCAGGGCTACCATCTGGTTCTGTTGCGGGTTCGGGATGATGGCATGGTGGATGTCGGACCCGGATTGGACCTTCGATGATTGGGTGCAGTTATCGATCCGGACTGTGGGATTCGTCATTGCCCTGACCATTGTGGCCAAGGTCCTTTGGTGGTATCACAAACGCCGGAATGTCCCGGCTTTTGGGACCCTACCCGATGTAACCGGGAATGTGGTGCCTTTCGTAAAGGCAACGCGAGCGGAGCGCGAGCGTGTGATGCAGATCCAGAAGCACAGGTGCGCGAACCCTTACTGCAATCAGGACCTGCGCGACAGTGTCCCACATTGGGATCACATCATACCAAGGTCTGCGGGAGGCACAGACTCGGTTCATAACATGCAATGGCTGTGCGATACATGCAACCTCAACAAGAATGACATGACTTGGCTTGAGTTCCTGTATCGGTACGCGATTGGTATGGGTCAGGATCCTAACGTGAACCAGAAGCCATGGCAGAAGTGGGTTCTCACACGAAGCAAGAATGGCTTGCAGTGTCAAGGTTAGAAGAAGGAAAGGAAGATTTGGTTAGCTCGCAAGAGCTCCCTAACCCCGGCCCTCAGGTAAACTCCCCCGCAGGCGAGATGGCAGCGCGCGGGAAACCAAGACGAGACTGTACCACCGTGCTGAGGTAACCGGGTTTTGCATACACGGCAAGTCTCGTAAGCTATCGTTGTTGGCTCGCAAGAGCTTCACAACCGGCCCTCGGTTCCTCTGTATATGCTACTGTCAGGGGGACCGGGGGTCTTTTTTCGTTTGGCTTGGTGAGGGGGCCTTGGATTTTGTAAAGTAGAAAGGTTTTCAGGCTCTCATCATAAAATAGAAGTTGAGGGTCGTCATGATGGGTGATGAGTATTTTAGCGATTTTTGGAAAATGACTGTGATTTCCTGTAGATTCGCCCGCGGACCGCGACCTTAGGAGGACCGACCATGATGCAGTGCGATAGATTTCTTTCGCATCGCGAAAAGATGCAGAAATGATACATGATGCAGATATGATACAGTGTGGCATGATACACTGATAGAGGATGACACAGTGTTGTATATATGATACAGAGTATAAAAAAAGCCCCGCATGAAGCGGGGCTGAAGGATAGGGAGGAAAGATTAGTTTTCGATTATGGTACTGACCTTGAACCGTGGTGCAGTACCAGACCAGAACAGAGCCCTGAACCAGCCGATGATGGTCCAGCCAAGAAATAGATTGACCATACAGATGGCGAGCCAGTCCTGATGCTTACGGTATACTGCGATGAGCGATGGTAGGAAGTAGAGTGTGAGGATGATGATGAGGGTATTGTCCATGGTAGTGTGTCCTTTTACCTAGAAGAAGAAGGAGGAGGTGTGGCATTTGCGCCACACCGAGTTGGAATTAGGCAACCTTTTTCTGCTTGGGCGTTGCCACGGGGACCACTGCAACGTAAGATTGGCCGTTGATGGTGCACTGGTCGCCCCACGTGTAGAGGTAGTGGAGCATGGAATGCACGCGGTGGGCGGGTAAGCCAGCTGCCGCCGCCGTTTCGACCAGGGCTTGGACCGTGGTGGGCTGAGTGCCTTGCACAGTGCAAGGGCTTAGGACCTTGGCCCAGAAATCCGCCCCGCGCGAGCCGGGTGCCCAACGGGGGCAGTTGACCAGCATGGTGATTTCTGCCGTATTGGCGAGGCGCGCCTTTTTATTGGAGCGCCATGCCGCAGTGTGCGTGATGGGGTTGCGGGTGATGTTTTTAGCGTATTGCATAGTAAGTACTCCGGTTTAATGGCAGAGCGGGATGCCCTATTGCCATGGTGCTAAGATAGCGTAAGGCCCTTACGCTGGCAACAAAAATCTTCGCATAACAGATATGCGAATCTGCATGGCTTAATCCTATATGTTGGCATGAATTTTGCAAAGGGAGGAAGGCGTGGCAAAATGGCCACAGCGAACCTAGATGCAACACACGGAACACAACACAAGATTATATTACCACAGTGTTACCAAGAAGCAACATGTGGCAAGTTGACGCATCTGTTGCGAGCCACAGTAGGAAAGAATTCTGTCTGTTGCAAAAATGATACATGCAACAGAAGAGCGAATTCTGCTGAATTTTGAACGATATCTTTCCTGCGGCAATATGACGTTTGTATGATCATCCTCTTTATGCTTTAATGATGATGCTAGCAATAGGGCTAGTCCTTTGAAACGGAGTTTACTATGAATGGACAAGTCACACGCCGCTACTTCGAAGAGAAGGCAAAGCGGCTTGGCCTTCGGGTCTACACGAACCCCGAGGCTATCTGGATGATCCCGTACAGCAGGAATCGTACTACAGAGCGCGAGTTCGAAAAAGCCGGGGAACTTCGGCTTCTGACTGACTTGACAGACGACGCATTCAGCTCGTAAGGAGGTGGAAGGAGGCTCAGGCCTCCTTTCCCCCCACCCCGACTTTAGAAAGATATCTTTCCAAAAAACAGTGATCCTAACGATCCGGTCATTCGCGACCGGACCGCAGGTTCGCCAGAGCTCACCAAGCTAGGCGACGTATGCCTTGCCGTTGATTTGGATGAGATTGTGTGCCCAATCCCAACGAATCGACGGCTTCAGCTTCCGCTCCTTGGCAACCTTGAGAATGTCACCAACGGTGACGTTCCCCGTGCCGTAGAGTGCGAACTTGTCAGCGGCCTTGGAGTTGGCCTTTTTCGCCTTGCCACCTGAGACGAGCGTGATAACGTCCGTCAGAACCGGTTTGTAGTTCGCGTAGAGGGTGGAGCGATCGCGCTTCACCTTCGGGGTCTTCGGAGCCGGAGCCTGCTCGGCTGACCGGGTGTCTTGAAGAGCCTCGCTGGCTTTCGCCGGGGCGGGCTTCGCAGTGGACTTTGCAGTTACAGTCTTCGCCATGATAAACTCCTGTGAGTTGGCGTTGTGACCGGGCACCATTGCCCGACCAACACACGCAACCTAGCATCGGGAAGACGGTCACGCAACAGTAGAATTTATGCAAAAATGCATTCCCAATATGTATTCAGCGCATGAAAGGAATTCAGTCTCCGTGGGCCTGGGGAATGAATTCTGTCACGAGAACGAAGAGAGAACGAGTTATGTCCAAGGCTACAGGGAATTCGCTCTTGGGACATGGAGAGGGATTACCGGTATGGGTTAGGACCGAGGGAATTCTCGCTAAGGGGGTCTGTAATAAGAATATAGATTCAGGTTAGATGGGAGGTGGAGTTTGAAACAAGGTTCGTGGATTAGGGGTAGAAGTGTGGAGTTCATTCGGTCGTACACAACCCTCTTATAGCGCGTATGCACGACATGCGCCCGTGTCCGAGGTAAATATTCGTTCTGTACAGACTGTACAGACTGTACAGAATACCTAAGCGCGCGTATATAGGCTTTCAAGTTCATAAAGAACTGTACAATCCAGTACCGGCTGTACTGCTCCACACAACCGGCCCAAGGCCCATTTTTCATACACAACCAGAAGTATACCCAGAGTTTAGCCCCAAAACTGTACATCCTGTACAACCACCGTACTCTCATCAAACCCTCCCTGTACATGACCGAATTCCACCACCCCACCACGACTTTAAACTTCATCTGGACCTTCATCAGCGATCCTAACGATCTCTGCTCCTATTTGACGCCCAAATGCCCTAAAGAATTTCCTTGCCCCTTTCCAATCCAATTCAAGAACAGTTACCTCTTTCACCTGAACATACACTCCATCCTCAAAACCAATAACCTCTACAGGATTACCCCACGTGTCCTTCAACACCATCACTCTCCTCCTTTGCATCACCAGCTTGTTGCCTTAGCATCCTAGCCTCCCCCAACGCCTCCGAGAACTGATTCATAAACTCTAATGCCTCAGCATGTGTGAACTGTATGGCTGATATGCTCTTATTAAACGCCAGCCATATGTCCTTGGCATCATAACCAATCTCGACTTGGACGTTGTCGTACAGTCGAGAATCGCTTTCGGAATCTTTCGCCCAAATTGTCATCTATATCTCCTCTCTGGTCTGTACGCGAACTGTGTCCCATTGCCTCCATTCAAGTAATTCACGAGCGCACGAGCCTCTTCCTCTTGGCTAGTGTCCATCAACGAGGTGAACGCGGGCAAGCCATGCTTTGTCTCGCTCCCGGGAATATAATATCCCACAGTATAGAGCGCCATTCCGTCTTCCACAGTCTTGCGGTATACGTGCATTACCCAATCTCCTCACAATCAAACTTCCTATAGTCATATTCATTGCCAAGCATTAGTTTCCTATCCTTTACACTGAACATATTGGCCTCACCAAAAGCAAATCCACGCACAAGAAACCGCTTCTGATATTTCCACGCATCCATACCCGGAAACTGCAAGACCACCTCATTCACATACACTTCCATCCTCAAGGTCCGCATGGCTTGTGGAACCGACGGTGGATTAGAAACAACAGAGGAGACCCACCCGGTATATCTGCATGTGAACTGTGATGGCTCTCCAGCATGAGCAGGATGCACTACAGCCGCAATCGCAGCAGCAACAGCCGCAATCTTGGCGCGACGGAGGAGCGCCGCAGCGAGAATCTTTGCAAATAGTTCACCCATCACCTCTCTCCACTCCATTCCGTGCTGTAATGCTCATGCATATCCATTACAGCCCTTTTCTCAGTCCTAAATGGACCAATAGGTTCACTATCCGGTAGGCATCCAGGAAAGCAGAACCAGTAATACCATCCACCCCCATCTTCCCAACCATCAGCTTTACAAGCTGCGTCGGTGCGATAAAACACCTCCACATCCGGCAGGGCATGTGGGTCCTTTTCCCTAGCGGGATTGCTGTAGTACATTATCATGACACCACCCCATATCCAGTAAGCCGCTCGATTTCAACTATACGCCAAGCGGGAAACTGCTCGGCAGCGATCTCTTCGGCCACTATACCGGTATGAGCCTCGACCACGAGGGTTTGTGTACGCCAGCCCCGTGGATCATAGTTGCGGAACATATTATGCGAAAGCGTTATTTTCCAGGTCGGGATAGGCATTGTGTGCTCCTTTCAAAAGCTTTGCCATGCCTTAGTAAAGCATAAATACATGCGAGGCACAATAGCGATGTTAATCTTTTTTACGTTTCCGCGCGCGCATCCTCCTCAACTTTCCAGCAATATCATTCTTTTCATTGTAATGCATTTCCTGACACTTATCCTCACAATAGATATTCTGTGGTCGGTATGGAACGAATGTCTTACCACATCCAGGACGGGCACATACTACTCGCTTCGGGGCAATTAGCGGGGCAACCATGCGGTTCCTCCTGTGGGGGCTTGGCAGGGCTACCTTAGCACCTCGTAAG